TATGCGGTCTGACCGGAGAGACGGACTGGCAGAACGCTGAAATCGTGGCGCAGCAAATGGTTGACGATTACGAGGCGGCGCATTCAACAGATATCCCTGCATTGTGGAGTGCAGTAAACAAAGCTACCAAAACATCTTTGCAGAAAATCTATAATTGCGGTTTGATAAGCAAGGCGCAGTATGAGAAGATTCGAGATATGTATAACTTCTACATTCCACTGCAAGGCTTTGACGAGAAGACGAGCGATGATGTGTATGGCTATCTGACAAGCAAAAAGGGTGCGTTCAGCAGTCCAATAAAGAAAGCGGAAGGGCGAAAATCTAAGGCGGATGACCCACTGGCCACGATTGCCTATATGGCGCAGAACAGTATCATACAAGGTAACCGCAACGTCATGAAGCAGAAATTCCTCACATATGTTCAGAATCATCCGAGCGACCTTGCAAGCGTGAATAAACTATGGCTGGTCCATGACGAAATTACGGATACATGGAAGCCTGTCTTTGCCGATGTGGACGAAAACATGACACCGGATGAGATAGACAAAGTTGTGATGGATTTCGAGGAGCGCATGGAGTCGTTGTCGCAATCGGAACCGGACAAGTATAAGCGAGGACGAGACGCTATCGGCATACCGTATCGTATTGTTGACGGCAATATCAAAGAACATCAAGTGGTAGTGAAACGCAACGGCGAGAGTTATGTCATCACCATCAACGGCAATCCGAGGGCTGCTCAGGCAGTCAACGGGCTTACCAATCCCGACAATGACCTCAACGGTGCTATCGGCAAAGTGTTCAATATAGCCTCAACCGTCAACCGGGAGTTAAGCCAGCTCTACACCACACGAAACCCCGACTTTGTTGTGTCGAACTTTATCCGAGACCTGATATATTCCAACACGATGGTACATGTGAAGGAGAATCAAGGTTATGCGATGAGATTCCACAAGAACCACGCCAAGGTCAATCCCATACGCATGGTCGAGCTTCTGCACCTATATGAGGCGAATAAACTTGATATGCGCAATCCAATGCACAGAATGTTCTATGAGTTCATGCATTGGGGTGGTGAGACCGGCTATACCTTGCAGCGGAATCTTGAACAGGAGAAGAAGCTTGTATCAAAAATAATGAAAGAGGCCCGCAGGGGGCAGCTGAATCCGATGAGTATTCTTGGTCTTATCGGCAACAACCTCGACCAGATAAACCGGGCAGTGGAGAACAGTGCGCGATTCGCGGCCTTCATAACATCGCGAGAGGTCGGAAGAGACGTACAGAGGTCTGCGTATGATGCAAAGGAAATATCCGTCAATTTCAACAAGAAGGGAGCTGGCAGCAAATTCATGGATGCAACGGGACAGACTTTTGCAGGCAAAGCTGCCGGATTCACTTCCGGTCTCGGCAGGAGTTTCTATGTGTTCTGGAATGCTGCCATACAAGGCACGGCGAACTTCGGCAAGGCATTCCGCAAGCACCCTGTCAAGTCTATCACAGCCGCAACCTCACTTTTGCTGTTGGGTTATATAATGGCGTTACTGGCGGATGACGGAGATGATGAGGATAAGAATGGATATTATAACGTACCGAAGTACACGCGCCGTTCGAATCTGATGTTCCGCTTCGGCGAACAATGGCTAACAATTCCACTACCGGTTGAATACCGGGCAATTTATGGTCTTGGAGAACTCGCTTACAGTGTGACATCAGGAAGGGAAGAGTATTCAGACGCAGAACTGGCGAAAGAGACAGCATCCCAACTCTCGCAACTGCTTCCTCTTGACTTCATGGAGGGAGGAGGCGGACTGCATGCATTCGTTCCGAGTGCGTTTAAACCCATGGTGGAAACAGCTACAAATACATCATGGACAGGATTGCCCATCTACAAAAACACTCCGTTCAACAAGAATATGCCCGAATGGACAAAAGCATATCCACGCACCAACACTCAGCTCGTTGAACTATCCCGATGGGCTAACGAGGCAAGCGGAGGGAACAACTATGCCGCAGGATGGGCGAATTTCAACCCCGCGCAGCTGGAGTACCTTCTTAACGGTTACTTCGGCGGCTACTCAAATGTAATCAACAAGATGGTCAAGACCGGCGAGACGATGCTCGGAGAGCGGGAGTATGACCCGAGCAGCATCCTTCTGGTGAACAGGCTTGTCAAGATGGGAGACGAACGAACCGCCGAGAAAAAAATAAACTCGGACTTCTTCAAATATCTTGAGGAATACAGACGCACTCACACCCTTTTGCGTAAATACGAGGACGAGGCAGAGCGAGGCTCAGACAGGTACAGTATTTTTCTTGATGCTCTGAAACATTCGAGAGACGGAGCAAGGCATGATGTGATGGATGAGTATATAACCGATTACAACTGGTTGAACAGAGCGACAAAAGACTCTGAAATCGCCGATGAAGAACGGGCGACATACGAGGAAGAAATGCGCAGGCTCAAACGGGAGGTTGTATCACTTATGAAAGTCGCTCATGATTCTGTGCAGGTCAACAAAATGAAGGAACGATTCGCAGAGGAATACATACAGCAATAGTTAAATGATTGTGGACGATGCAGAGTGTTATCTTTGCGCATGGTCAAAAATCAAGGTGGCAAAGCGACCTGCGGTCGATGACTTTGCACCGTCCATAATATACCAATTACAATGGCAAAGAAGAAATTACATAAAGCAAGCCGCGTAATGCCCAAGAGTGAACTGGACAGCGTGGCACGCTCCAAGAGCATGGGGCGCAACCGTGCCTTTGAGGTCCTATGGGAGGCGCAACAGTATTGGCTGGCAATGGAGACATTCCGTCAAGACCGAGAGCGTAACAAGAACTACACCTATGGCAGGCAGTGGGATGACTATATCTGTGTTGACGGCAAGATGGTCAAGGAAGAAGACTACATCAAGTCGCAGGGCAATGTCGCGCTCAAGAACAACCTTATCCGGCGTATGGTGCAGGCTGTCCTCGGCGTGTACCGCAGTCAGTCCAAAGAACCGACCTGTACTGCCCGGGATCGCGATGAGCAGAAATACGGCGAAACCATGTCGACCGTCCTGCAGTGCAATATGCAGCTCAACCGCATGACCGAGATTAATGCCCGGTGCATGGAAGAGTTCCTTATCTCCGGCTTTGTTGTACAGCGCAAGTGGTATGGCTGGCGCAATGATAAACTGGATTGTTGGACGGACTATGTTCAGCCTAACAATTTCTTTATAGATAACAATATGCGCGACTTCCGAGGATGGGACGTGTCCTGCCTCGGAGAGGTGCATGACGTATCGTTTGAAGAATTGTGTGAGCGGTTCGCGCATAATCCGGCAGACTACAAACGTCTTGCGGACATATACAAAGATGCCCGTGACAAGAATGCATTGGGCGCGGCATTTGAATCTTTCGGTCATCCGTTGCAGGGATACTATGATTTCCTCGTTCCACGCGACATTACCCGATGCCGTGTGATTGAGGTGTGGCGCAAGGAGAGCAAGCCTCGCTACCGCTGTCACGATATAAACAACGGCGATGTGTTCAAAATCGAACTGGAGGACTATGAGGAATTTGTCGGCAGTGTGAACCGAGAGCGAAAGCGCGAGGCGCAGGAATTGGGCATGGACGAGAGTGACGTTCCTCTGATTCAGTGCGAATGGTTCATGGACTCCTACTGGTATTATTATCTGCTCTCTCCTTTCGGCGACATACTGGAAGAGGGAGAAACGCCCTACGAACACAAGAGCCACCCATACGTTTTCAAGGCGTATCCGTTCATTGACGGAGAAATTCATTCTTTCGTCAGCAACGTGATCGACCAACAGCGATACACCAACCGCCTCATCACGATGTACGACTGGATTATGCGTGCGAGTGCAAAGGGTGTGCTTCTCTTCCCGGAGGACTGCCTGCCAAAAGGAATGACAATAGAAGATATTGCAGACGAGTGGGCGCGGTTCAACGGCGTGATAATGATAAGACAGCCAAAGGCAGGCACGGCCCTGCCACAGCAGGTTGCCAACAACTGCACGCAGATAGGCATAACCGAGTTGCTGAATATGCAGCTGAAATTCTTTGAGGACATATCGGGCGTGAACGGCGCATTGCAGGGCAAGCCCGGCTATTCGGGAATGTCAGCAAGCCTCTACAATCAGCAGGCGCAGAACGCAACAACCTCGTTGCTTGACCTGCTCGATACGTTCTCTTCGTTCATCAGAGATGGCGCGACAAAGGATGTCAAGAACATTCAGCAATACTACGAAACTCCGAGAGTGTTCAACATCGCAGGCAAGAACTCGGCTATCGTTGAGTATGACCCACGGAAAATCCGTGACGTTGAGTTTGACCTGTCTATTGTAGAAAGCACGTCAACGCCTGCATACCGCGCAATTGTGAACGATATGCTGATGGAGTTGTGGAAAGCGCAGGCAATCTCCGTAGAGCAGTTGCTTGAACACGGTGACTTCCCATTTGCGGACGGACTTTTGCAGAGCATCAAGAGCCAACGCGAACAACTGGAGCAGGGTCAGATGCCCGAAGGGATTTCGCCCGAACT